CGCACCTCGTGGTACTGCAGGGCAATCAGGGGCAGGTACAGGCCTGGGTTGCGGTTGAAGAAGAACAGCAGAGGCAGGTACACGTAGCCCTTGTTGGTGGCCTCCGTGCTGGCAAGGGGGCACGAGGTCAGCTTGCCGTAGTTGATCTTGTCGGACTCGCCTAGGAAGCACTCGGCATACAGGCGGAACCACGTCTGGTAGTGCTTGTCGATGCGCTGGCCACCGATGGTCAGCTCAACGGCCGCAATGGCACGCTCGGCCACCCACGCCATGTCGAAGTTGGCGTTGGTCGAGGTCAGGTTGGACGCCGCCGCTGGGGTTGGCGTCAGGGCCACGTACATGTTGCCGACCAGATCGCCGTTGCGGGCAATGGTCACGGACACACGGCCGCCGGCGGAGGCGGTGCCGTTCACCGTCTGCTGAATGTTCTCCATCGCGAAGTTGGTGTGGCGCTTGTACACCGCCTGGAAGAAGGTCACCTTGGGCTGACCCGTCAGATACACATCCTGAGCACCGTAAGCAACTAGCTGCATAAGTCCACCCGCCATTTTGATATACCCCTAGAAAAAAATTTAGGATCAATTTAGTTGGAAAACGCAAGACCGCCCATACCCGACTGGACGCGTAGGATATTGTAGTTGACGGCGAACACCTTCTGTAGAAGCGTCGAACTCATACCCGTCTTGAGGCTCGCGGCCACCTGCGCCATGTCGATGCGAGAGAAGTTACACGCACCGCTTGGCTGCAGTTCCTCTGGCTTGAGGGCAAACGAGTAAACATAGATGCCTGGGCAGGGATTGCCTGAATGATACTGGTAGGGCTGGTACTGGTTGAAGTACTTGCCGGGCTGCTCGGTGAAACGATCCGTGCCGTTGAGAATCAGCTTGAGTTTGTGAAGAGGGCCCACCTCATAACCATACACGGTGTTGGAGCCATAGTATGGCACACCGGTCTCGACCCAGAACACGTTGCTCTTCAAGATGTTCGAGCTGAACAGAATGTTGCTGCTGGCCAAAACGTTTCCAGAAGTCACAACCACGTTCGACTGGGGGTAGAGGTTGGAGGCGAAGGGCCCTGGAACGTACAGAACGGGCGCCCCAATGTGGTTCATGGCATAAGGGGCGGCAGCGCCGGCAAGAGCCGTGGGGTCACACGTCACGTTCACGTTGGAAACGCTGGAGGAAAAGTTCCACATGGCGTTGCGATTCGCCATGGTGTTGGGATTCTGGTAGCACCACACGAGCTCCTTGACTGGGTGGTTGAACTGGAGACGGATGACGCTCGCCGAGTTCTCGCTTGAAGTGCCGACTGGGTCGCCTGCGATGTGCTGGACCTGCTCAATCAGGTATTCGTGGTTATTTTTGGCGAATTTCTCACGTTCAGCGGCATCTAGGTAGATGTAATTTGCCCAGACTTCTGGGGGGTTTATTCCGAAATAATCGGAGTAATACGATGATAGCACGAAATCAATACGAACCTCGTGGTACTGGAGTGCAATCAGGGGCAGGTACAGACCTGGATTGCGGTTGAAGAAGAATAGTAGAGGGAGGTACGCCTTGCCGACCGAGGTGGTGTTCGCTGGTAGGTTGGTGGCCACTGGAAGGGATGCGAGGCGGCCATAAGCAGCCTTCTTGGTGTCGTTCAGGAACACCTCAGCATAAAGACGGAACCACGTCTGGTAGTGCTTGTCGATCAGCTGACCGCCAATGTATAGTTCAATACGATCGAATGCACGCTCAGCCACCCAGTTCATATCCACGACGGTGTTGGTCGAAGTCAGGTTGGAGATGGAGGTTGTCGTGGGGGTCATGGACACGAACATGTCGCCCACGAGGTCGCCTGTTCGGGCCAGAGTCACCGACACGAGTCCGCCATTGCCTACTGCTCCAGCCACGGTTTGCTGAACAGTTTCCATGGCGAAATTCGTATGACGCTTATAGACGGACTGGAAGAAGGTTACCTTGGAGTCACCAGTCAGGAAAACGTCTTGAGCGCCATAGGCGACAAGTTGCATAAGGGCGCCACCAGGCATTTTAGTATAATATAGGAAAATAGTTTCGGCGTGCGTCCCACGCCCAATGATATTTTCATTTGAAATAGTACAATGTCTCGTGCACGCGCCCCACCCCAGCAAATTCCTGAAGATGAGGAGATCGATGAGATGGACGAGGAGGAGATGGAGGATGATATGGAGGAGATGGATATGTTCGACGCCCTAGGGAGTCTCCTAGCCACGGAGGATGGCGAGACCCTCGCGACCATCGTCAAGCGTCAAGCTGATGCGGTCGAGAAGATTTCTATGAATTTTGAAATGCAGAACAAAATTCTAGTGAAAATCCTGTCGGCGCTAAGCGCCAAATGCGATTGCCCATGCAAGGAGTCGAAGCCAGTCGAGACTGGAGTGCTCGCACCCGCTTAAAAAAGTCTAGCGTATTTTTAGCAATGACAACAGTCCACACAATTTCGAAAGAGGTTACTCCAGAGCACAATGAGGCGATTCATTTCGCGACTCAGGCATCGGAAATCAACTCGTGGACGCCAGCAGATATTGAAAATTGTATTTTAAATCTCGAAAAGGATGCTGGGTTTAACATCCGAGGGAATTCCCTCGCTGCTGACAAGGCGTGGGCGTTCGTCCTGTTCCCTGATAATCAGCAGCGCGACTCGGACAAGTATCCTATTAATTACGAACCCGAGCACATCAAGATTCGCAAGGAGAGGTACATCAACAGGTGCCGAACCCTTTTGGCTCGCGTTGAGGTTCTCGGTGGTTCGAAGCTTTTTGGAAAGGATCTCAATGGTGATGAATTTACACTTGAATTCCGAGTTCGGCGACTCATCACCGACCGCAAGGAGATGTTCGATCAGTATCGCCTGTGGGAAAAGAGGTACAGCCGTGTGAACGACCCGACGCTCGCCATCGACGACGCAGACACGAGTCTGCGTGATGATGCGGAGCTGAGCTCTTACCAGAAGATCCTTCTGTTTCTCCTGTCTCGTGCGTATAGCGAGGGGTACCGGCGCTACAAGGGAAACTGTTGTGCCCAGATTCGCAATACGCGTGCGTGGCGCCCAGTCAAGGAAATCAAAGATTTCGTGTACGATTGTACTCAGAAGGAGGATGAGCCCGAAATGTGGAAGAATCTCACGAGTCGTGGTAACCTCGTGAGTGACGTTGTGAAACATTTGACCAACTGTAACGATTTCCAGTTTCAGGAGATCAAGAAGGATCGGCACGTTTGGTCTTTCAAGAATGGACTCCTCATCGGCAAGGATTGGAACGCAACTGAAAACCAATATAAGATTAGATTTTACGATTACAAGGAGCCTGCGTTTCGGGAACTCGACCCGACTATCGTGAGTTGTAAATATTTTGATACTAATTTTGATGCATATCCTGAACTGGAAGATTGGTATGATATTCCCACGCCTTTCATGCAGCACGTACTAGATTATCAGAAGTTCGAGGCTGACGTGTGCCGATGGATTTATGTTCTGATCGGACGGCTGTGCTTTGACGTGAATGAGATGGATGGGTGGCAGATCATTCCGTTCCTCAAGGGCATTGCGCGCTCGGGCAAGTCGACGCTCATCACCAAGGTGTGCCGCAAGTTTTACGAGTGTGAGGACGTGGCGACGCTTTCAAACAATATCGAAAAGAAATTCGGTCTGTCGAGTATTTACAATGGATTCATGTTCATTAGCCCAGAGGTCAAGGGGGATCTCCAGCTCGAGCAGGCGGAGTTCCAATCGCTCGTGTCTGGTGAGGATCTGAGTATTGCGCGCAAGTATGATAATGCGTTGAGCCTTCAGTGGAAGACGCCAGGCATCCTAGGTGGCAACGAGGTTCCCAACTGGAAGGACAATTCTGGATCTATTTTGCGTCGTATAGTTTCTGTGAATTTTGGTCGGCAAATCAGTGACGGCGACTCGGACCCTCATCTGGATCAGAAGCTCGACGGTGAGCTACCGGCAATCATGTGCAAGTGTCTACGGGCTTACCTTGACTATGCACAGAAGTATTCCAACAAGGACATCTGGAACGTACTTCCGAAATACTTCAAGCAGATCCAGAGCCAGATGGCCACGGTCACCAACTCGCTCCAGCATTTCCTGTGCTCGGAAAAGTGCAAGTTCGGTCCAGACCGATTCGTGCCCCAGAAGATCTTCGTCGCACAGTTCAACCAACACTGCAAGGAAAACAACCTCGGTACTTTCCGTTTCAATCAGGACTTTTTCGCAGGACCATTCAGCGCGCGCGAAATCGAGGTCCGCGTCGAGTCGCGGATTTACAATGGGCAAACGTATGC